TATTCCACGAGACTTCAAAAGCAGCGGCACACAGCGGTGCCAAGAACTCCTTCTGAATTGCCGAATTTTCGAAATTGTCCACCCTATCCGATAGAAGGGTCACGTACGCGTACGACGCGGTGGCTCCCAAAACAGCCGATACACCCTGGTCGGCACCTTGTGTGATGAAGTATGAGGCACTGAGAGCTGTACCATATCCAACTGTAGACCTCTTTAGGGTCGTCTTGAGGCGTGAGTACTCAGTGGGAACGACTGGCTTGGCAAACGCGACCGTAGTCATTGTTGGTATATACAAAAGAGGCTTTATCTAACTTAAACAGTAGAAGTCTCATACAGATATATGGATATTCGCCATTGTGATGGACGAGATCTTTTAAAGAGTTTGGCCGATGGGTCAGTAGATTTGATATTGACGGATCCACCGTATATCATTTCACATGAAACCGGTATGAATGCTCTTCATGACGCAATTGAATCTGGTAAGAACTTAACAAAGACTGAAAAAGAGTGGGAAGACTATCTCAATGAGAATGATGCCGCTAAAACAACACCAAATGCGAAGGAAAATTTCTTGAAATATGGAACCATCTACGGAACAAAGTATAGTGTCAAAACAAACTATGGAGAGTGGGATGAGAAGTTCACGATGGAAACACTTGAGGATTTTATGAAGTTGTACTACAAGAAGTTGAGGGATGGTGGGACGTGTATCATTTTCTTTGATCTTTGGAAGTTATCACATCTCAAAGAGCTCATGGAAAAGTATAAGTTTAAACAATTACGTTTCATCGAATGGATCAAGACGAACCCACAACCCATAAACTCTCGAGTGAACTATCTCACAAACTCTAGAGAAATTGCGCTTCTAGGAGTGAAGAAAGGAAAACCAACATTCAATGGTGAATACGACAAGGGAATTTACGAATTTCCAATCCAAGGGGGTAAAAAGAGGTTTCACCCTACTCAAAAGAGTATCAAACTATTTGAAGAGCTTATTAAGAAGCATTCAAACGAAGGTGATGTCGTCGTAGATACATTTCTTGGCGGTGGAACGACTGCGATTGCTTGTAAAGAGACTGGTCGAAAATTTATTGGATCCGAACTTGATGAATCGTACTTTAAGAGCCTAAGTGATATGAAATTAGACGATGAGTAAAAATGGTTCGCCAAGATCGTTTAAACATCATCGATAGTCTCTTTTGTCCGGATGAGGGTGGTATTAGTCGGGAAGTAACCATCGAGGAGATTCAGGATGTCGGGCTTCCGTGGTCTACAAATGGTAACATTCGATACAACCGCCCTTGGAATGATGATCGGTATATTTGGAAGTTTGTGAGAGGCAAACAACGTAAGATCACTCATGTTCATATGGATGGTTGGAATCCAGATCAAATCGAATCTAAACGTCCGATTCGGAACGATATTCGTGAAGCACTTCAGAATGAACCTTGTGTCGTATGTGGTTGTAGGTCGAGTATTGTGATTGATCATAAGAACGATCTTTACAATGACCCTAGAGTGTTAGATGCTATGACACAAACGGTTGACGACTTCCAACCACTCTGTAATCATTGCAATCTCCAAAAACGTCAGGTTTCTGTCGAAATGAGACGAACCGGAAAACGATATCCGGCAACCAATATTCCGAGTGTAGCTATATTTGGTGTAGACTTCATATTGGGTGACGAGTCATACGACCTAGAAGACCCGAATGCTACGCTGGGTTCGTATTGGCACGACCCGGTCGCGTTTTTGAGTGTCGTTCACGAACTTAAAAATGGGAGATTATAGTAAAGTATGCCTTGCCAACGTTGTAAGAAAAAATGTGGTGTACCCATTGATTGTCAATACTGTGAAGGAAGTTTCTGTCCAAGTTGTATTCACTTACCAAAACATGACTGCCAGGGTGCGGATATCAAGAAGTTGAAGCAGCGCAAGGAACTCGCCGAGAAAACGGCGTTCGAGCCACCACCAAAATGCTTAAAGATTTGATGGGTTAATAGAGTAGCGTGGGAGGCTCTATGATGCTGAGATGTCCGAGTGGTCTAAGGAGGACGACTTAAGATCGTCTGTGCTACGCACGCGCGGGTTCGAACCCCGCTCTCGGCATATCGCACTCATAGCTCAGTGGTAGAGCGCAAGCTTAGTAAGCTTGAGGTCAGGGGTTCGAAACCCTTTGAGTGCAAAAAATATCCTCTTATCACAGGATGAATAAGGATCGTTCCATTCTTATTCATGATGTGGCTTCATTAACATTTCTAGCACCTTTTTCTGTATTGTGTATCGCCGAGACAGTCTTTGGATACGTGGTGTATCCGATGTTTTTGACGCATGCCCTTACGACATACATGTCTTACGACCTCGTATGGATTTTTCTCCAACCGAAAATTGTACATAGGTACAGAAGTTTGATCGTACTTCATCATCTGGTATGTCTTTTAGCTCTTCTCAGACCCCTCATGTACCCATATGAAGCTTTTATCGTCAGTCGTGTGGGACTAGTTGAAATTGATACATCTTTACTCACTATTCGAAGACTTACACCTAGAAACAGCTCCTTGTACCCAGCAATTAATAAGTTGTATCACACATCAAATGTTTTGATTCGTGTTGGTTATGAATCATGTATGACTTTATATTTGTCTTACTTTTATGCATATGAAGATGTATACACCAAGTTGTATATCTTGGGGTGTCAATATTTCATAAATATTTTCAGTTGTGGTATTTGTACACTCACATATTTGAAGAAAAATAATTAGTTATAGTAAGATGTTCTTGTGGTTACTTGAACTTGTATATAAAGAACGAGCTATAAATGGTATTTCACCCAGATTTGGTCAACCACCGACTTAAGGAATTAGATTGTAATAAAAATAGATGTCCCTCGGGGTCAAGAAACTTTGTTTCGATGCTATTGTGCCTACTCGTGGTTCTGATCGTTCTGTGGGATATGATTTATACAGCTCCGAAGATGCCATGGTTCCGTGCCAGGCTGGCCGAGCTCTCGTAGGCACTGGTATCACGGTGGTCCTACCTGAAGGTGTATATGGTCGTGTAGCTCCTCGTTCAGGTCTAGCTGTTAAGCATTGTATTAATGTTGGTGCGGGTGTTATTGATCCTGATTACACCGGTGAAATTAAAGTCGTCTTGTTCAACCATGGAGAGAAGGACTTTGAAATCAAGAAGGGGGATCGTATCGCACAGCTTGTTCTTGAGCGTTGTGAAACGCCACCAATTGAGGAAATTAACATAGTAGAAGATACTGAACGGGGTTCTGGTGGATTTGGTTCTACAGGTCTTTGAAAATATTGTCTTCACAAAACCACAAATCTTCTGGTTGGGGCATGAAAAGGACACCCTTGGTCATTGTCATGTATAGCTTGGATTTGTTGACATCTGGATAGGACAATAACATCCATCGTTCCCAGTATTCAGCTCTAAAGAAATCTTCCCAATCTTCCTTTTCACTTTCATCTACACCCAACATACCCCGATGAATTTCACGGTGGTTTGTCTCTATCCGCAACTTCTTAGGAATCACAGCACCTTTCCTAATAAGATGTGCACGCATAAGACGAGCATCACCGTGATCTGTGTAATATTGAACACCTTTCTGACCGAAATCTATAGCTCTTTTACTTGGAAGAATCACACGATACTTATGACTCACAGATGGACTGGGCTTAAGAACGACGTGCATACTATTTGTAGCGAGGAAAAATAATGCACGAATATACCACACAGGATGGTATCATCATACGAGTTGGAGAATCGGCGAAAGAGAATGATATGCTTACAAACTCGAGTGATCCAAAGTGTTGGTGGATGCATGCGAGTGGTTATCCAGGTGCACATGTTGTAATATGTTGCGATGGGGACCAGGTTCCTAGGGAGACGAAGAGGGATGCAGCTGTCTTAGCTATACATCATAGTAAAACACCGAGTTCAAAGATGTCATGGGTTGATATGACACGGGTCGAAAATGTCACATCTTTGAAGCAGCACGGACTTGTTACACTCAAAGGTAATGTCACTCAACTCACAATATTTATGAACCGTGAAAATGATCGTCTTGAACATCTAAAAAAATATTGTACTAATGTATAATGAAAGGTATCGATTATAGACTCCTTCGAACTTTTCTAGTTGTAGTCGTTCTCGTCATAGCGACAAATTATAATTACATCTTTGGTAAGAAAAAGACAGTCGAAGCCGAGCCAGCCGCGGGTCCAGCCCCAGGTCCCGCCCCGGGTCCCGCCCCGGGTCCCGCCCCCGAGACCCCAGAAGAGGAAGAGGAAGAGGAAGAGGAAGAGACTCTGATGATACCACCCAAAGGGAAACCCAAAGGTGTGAAGACAGCGATCAAGGCGGAAGTTCGGATGATTGAAACATTACCACCAGGGATTGTAAAGAAAGAGGGGTACATTGGCTACTCTCGTATTTAAAGTAATCCTCTGTACGTTCCGGCGATATAGTAGACATTCTCGAATCCAAGTTCCTCTAATTTCTCTGCCGCAAATCTGGCCCGTTGTCCGGTGTTGCAGTAGACGAGTAAACCCTTCCTGGGAAGTTCTGTGGTGGTCTTTTCATTGATCTTGTCCACAGGGATATGAAGTGCTTTGGGGTAGTGTCCTGCACGATACTCAGTGATGGTGCGAACGTCGATGACCCTCTTTATCTTACCTTCCTTGATGAGGCGTTTGGCTTCTGAGGCGGAGACGAGGTTCTGTCCCATATAAGTGTACGCGAGGGCACCAGTGAGGGCACCGGCTATGATAAGTGGTATCATTTAGTATCTACGTTGATTTTTATCCCCGCCTCTTGACCTTTACATGATTTAAGTTGAAGCAACATTGGGCGGCACCATCGTACGTCTTTAGACACGAACGACAGTGGTATAAGATCTCATCGTTGCTATTGCTATTGCTATTGCTATTGCTATTGCTATTGCTATTGAAGAAGTTTCTGGGACGAATATTTTTGGGAATTGTGTTGAGGGTTTCTTTGGTAATTGTCTTGATGGTAGAATTTTTAGACGCAGGTTTTATCATCACCGCGGTTGGTCTGTAGTTACGGTTACCTTCTGAATTTTGTGTGTAAAGTGCACCGTTGTTGGATTTTCTGATACGACGACCCTTGGTATCAAGATATGGGGTAGGTCCATTCTCTAGATTGTTAAATACGTTACGAGCTTTCTTAGCTTCGGTGACAGTAGTGTTTCTCATTTTATATATACCAATATAAAGTTTAGAGTGCACTATACCATATATGAATAAGAAATCGGCTGACGTGTCCACCCGTCTGACCCCTGATGAGTTGGCTAAGCGTTCGATGGATGTTCGTATTGCCGCGATGGAAGAGGCACTTAAGGGTGAAAAGGTTCGATACAAGTCTAACTGTGACTCGGATAAGTTCAAGGATTTCCTTGAGGACCGACTCACAATTTGGGTGGGAGAGAAGGATAAGACCTTCCATGGGAAGGGGATGTATGAAAAGACGAAAATTTTGATTGACAACTGGAATTAATTACCGAAAGCGACACCAGCCATACCATTCTTCACGCGGAGAATGTTATAGTTGACCGCGTACACACGGTGGAGCGAGTTACCACCCGAGGGGTTGGTGAGGGTGAGCTTAGCGTTATCGATACGAGAGAAGTTAAGCGTCCCAGTGGGCTGCATCTTGCTCATGGTCAGGCAGAAAGGCCACGAGAAGGTGGGCAGATCCTCGAGAATATCATCGGGGAGGTCGGTGCAGTGCATTTCGGGAACGACGGTATGGTGGTACACGTTCGAAGTGTCCTCGAAGAGGGGGACACCGTTGATGTAAAGGGAAGTTTTATCGAATGTGAACTCAGAATCCCAGTCATTACCAGCGGTCGTGTTACCAGAGACGAGGTGAAGCGACTTGACGGGGTGGTTGAAGTAGCTAAGATCAATCTCAGTGTCGGTGCTAGAAGCGGGTTGGTATTGGGTTTGGGTAATGAGAATCTCGTGTTCCTTGTCAGTGAAGAACTTGCGTTCCTCAGTATCGAGGTACACATAGTTACCGAATACCTTGGGAGTACCGACAGGGGTGTAACCATCGCGGCACTTGATGCGAATCTCCACATCGTGGTACTGAAGCGCAACGAGAGGGAGCGACTTGGTCCAATCCTCACCGAAGAAGAAAGGGATCATGTAGTGGTCACCACCGTGGTTAGACTTTAGGGTGGAAGTTGTAGCAGCCATCGACGCCTTCGCAGTGGTGTCACGCATGAGGGGGTTGTGTACACCCTGAACGAAGAGAGAATCAAGTTGGGAAACCAACTGTCCACCAATCCAGAGTTGGAACTCAGTGGGCTTAGAAGCGGTAGAAGAAAACAGGCCATTGGGGTTGTTCTGTACATTGGAAACAAGAGTGTCTTCGATCCAGATGTAACTCATGAGATCACCCTTAGAGCGAATAGGGACGGTGATTTCGTTGTTCGCACCGAAGGTGCCGATGTAATCCATACGCTCAGGCTTCATAGCGAAGTTGGTATAACGTTTGTAGTTCTGGCGGAAGAAGCTGACCTGGGGTTCGCCCGTGATGTAGACATCCTGGGCACCCACCGACACAAGCTCAATTAAAGCGGCAGACATTTATTAGTAATTGATATTAAAAATTTGGCTCATAGTATACATATGGTGGTTTTCCAGGCTTTGACATGGGAACCTAGAGACACAGAAGAAGAACACCATGTCAGTATATTTGGGAAGACTGAGGATGGCAAATCGGTTTGTGTGACTACATCATTCAATCCATACTTCTTCATAAAACTTTCATTTGGGACGTCACAACAAACAGTCAATGAAATCTATAATCTCCTGTGCAGGAAATGTCCCGAATGTGTCACTTCATATTCTATGGCCAAGTCCAAAGATGTTTGGGGATTTCAAAACAACGAAGAATTCTTTTTTATGAAGATCAACTTTACGAATCTTGCAGCCCGTCGTCGTGTTGATGGGTTTTTGAGAAGACCCGTGGACCTTTCTTCTGGAACAAAAGTGTTGAAAGTGTACGAGTCTAACCTCGATCCAGTTCTTCGCCTGATGCATCGAACTGGTATTCAATCAACTGGATGGATCGATACTGGTGACAAATGTGTGCGATCGCATCTCGCCAAGGTGGACATAGATCTATGGTGTAACGAGTGGTCTTCTCTGAAGCCAGTGGATCGGGATGATATTGCCCCATTCGTTGTGGGATCATTTGATATTGAGTGTAACAGTTCAACTGGTAAGTTTCCAGATGCCGAGGTTCCTGGTGATGCCTGTTTTCAAATTGCAATTTCTCTCTGTAAGTTTGGAACTGATGAACCATATGAAAAAGTATGTTTATGTTACAAGAAGACAGAAGGTCCTGATGTCATAAGTTTTGAGACTGAACGGGAAATGCTCGAAGCGTTTCATAAGTATCTACACGATAAGAACATTGATATCATCACTGGTTGGAATATTTTCGGTTTCGATCTTGAGTATATTTACAAACGAGCTCGTTATTGTGGATGCAACCCAAACTTTTTCAAACTTGGTCGATTGAATGATGAATCTTGTCAACTTACTCTAAAAAAATTGAGTTCAAGTGCTTTGGGGGATAACTTCTTGAAATTACTTCCGATGTCTGGACGATTTATTTTCGATATGTTCCACGAAGTTAAGAAGGGATACAAATTGGATTCATACAGTTTGAACAATGTTTCAAAGTTGTACCTTGGTGATCAGAAAATTGACATGTCCCCCAAAGAGATGTTTGTTCGATACAAAGAGGGTGATCCTGCAAAGTTGGGTGAAGTTGCTGAGTATTGTATTAAGGATACTTTACTTCCACACAAACTCTTGAAGAAGTTGTGTACACTCCTCAACCTCCTGGAGATGGCTAAAGCTACTTGGGTACCTCTATGTTTCCTAGTTGAGCGCGGACAGCAGATTAAGGTATTTAGTCAGCTCACGAAGAAGGCTCGAGAGCTGGGTTTCATGGTACCTACGATTCGATACGGTGCGATTCCTGAAGAACCTTACGAAGGTGCGACTGTACTTGAGGCACAAAAGGGTGCATATTATACACCAATCACAGCCCTCGATTTCGAAGCATTGTACCCTTCAATCATGATGGCCCATAATCTGTGTTATTCGAGCTATGTGATGGATGAAAGGCGATATGGGAATATACCAGGTGTTACCTATGAAACCTTCAATATTGGTGATCGAACGTATAAATTTGCTCAAGGTGTCCCTAGTCTTTTACCGGCGATTCTTCTTGAGCTCAAACAGTTTCGAAAGAAAGCAAAAAAGGATATGGCGGCTGCGACGGGTGGAATGAAGGAGGTTTACAATGGCAAGCAGTTGGCTTATAAAATCTCGATGAACTCTGTATACGGTTTTACAGGGGCTGGTAAAGGGATCTTACCTTGTGTTCCAATCGCATCGACGACGACATGTCGAGGTCGTGGTATGATCGAGGAGACGAAGACCTATGTCGAGAAGAACTTTCCTGGTGCAAAGGTAAGGTATGGGGATTCAGTCACACCCGATACACCCTTATTTATTCGTCGGGATGGTGAGATCAGAACATGTAGAATTGACTCACTCGTCGAATCCTATGAAGAGCGCGATGATGGCAAAGAAGTCGCTAAAATTGACGCCGAGGTGTGGACCGAAGAGGGTTTCACCCCTATTCGTCAGATTGTACGACACAAGACGACGAAGAACATACACCGTGTCCTCACCCACACTGGTATTGTTGACGTGACTGAAGACCATAGTCTACTTCTCGAGAATAAGGAGATGATAAAACCAAGTGAAGTGTCTCTCGGTACCAAACTTCTTCACGGAGACTGTGTACGCGGACTCAAATGGGATGACACGACCGTCACTGTTGATGAAGCGAAGGTTATGGGGTTCTTCTTCGGTGATGGTTCATGTGGCCACTATGGTGAGAAGCACACGTGGACTCTTAACAACTCTAATTTAGACTTTCTCATAGAAATGCAAAATCTCTGTCCATTTGAAACTTCTGTTTATGATACGATTAAAAGTAGTGGTGTGTATAAACTCAATGCGAAAGGTGATGTGAAGGATATTTCTGTGAGATACCGTTCGTTATTTTACAATACACACAAAGAAAAGGTTGTGCCACCGTGTATATTGAACGCACCCATCGAAGTGGTACACTCTTTCTGGGAAGGGTATTACATGGCAGATGGAGACAAGGATGCTCATGGGTACAATAGGGTGGATATCAAGGGTAAGGAAGGTTCTATGGGTATGTACATTCTGGGAAGACGTTTAGGGTACAATGTATCGATCAATACACGTACAGATAAACCTAACATTTTTAGACAAACATGGACGACTTCTACACAGAGAAAAAACCCGGTCGCTATAAAAAAAATCGAACTTGTTGGGGAGACTGATGGGTACGTATATGATTTGACGACAGAATCTCATCATTTCCATGTTGGACCCGGAGAACTTGTCGTACATAACACTGATTCAGTGATGGTTGAGTTTGATGTAGGTGATCGAAAGGGTGAGGAAGCTGTACAGTATAGCTGGGAAGTAGGTGAGCGCGCAGCTGAAGAGTGTAGCGCCCTTTTCAAGAAACCAAATAACTTGGAACTCGAGAAGGTTTACTGGCCTTACTTCCTCTATTCAAAGAAGCGGTACGCCGCCAAGCTTTGGACAAAGGGGAAGGATGACCAGATGCATATGGATTACATCGACATCAAGGGACTTCAAGTTGTTCGTCGAGACAATACTCCACACGTAAGGGAAGTGTGTAAAGAACTCCTCGATGTAGTTCTCGATGCCCCTGATACAGGTCCACCGATGGAACTCGCCAAAGAACGAGCGATAGAACTTCTTTCGGGTGATGTACCGAATGACAAACTGATACTCAGTAAGTCACTTTCAGACAGTTACAAGGTGAACGGTGAGCCAGTGTCCGTCACGGGTCATCGAATTGGTGAGATTAATCAAGCCCACGTACAAGTTGTTCACAAAATGCGTGATAGAAAACCGGGTTCCGAACCACAATCTGGTGATCGTGTTCCATTTCTACTGACGAAAACGGATGACCCCAAAGCTAAGGGATTTGAGAAGGCTGAAGATCCCAAGTATGTAGAAGAAAACAATATCCCCGTTGATTACCATTACTATTTCGTAAACAAGTTCCTAAACCCGGTGTGTGATCTTCTTGAACCTCTTTTTGATGATCCGAAACAGGATATATTTGGGGAGATCATATCTCAACACAAACCTAAAAAGAAGGAGACGGGTCCAGCACTCAGTGGTATGAAAAAGGATGATCTCATAGAAGAGTGTAAGAAGCTTGGTATCGATCATTCAGGGAAAGTTGCCGAGTTACGTGAACGGATTAAAGAAACGAGGGTTCCAAAAACTGAATCGGTTCAAGACCTATTTAAAAAATACGAGCAATCATTTAGTAAGGAGTGATGTTGCATGATAAAATCACGGAATTGATTGAACAAGAAGTTGGCGAGCGTGTCGGTATTTTATTGGGAGAGTATGCGGAGACTATATCTAAAAAACACGCAGTCCCTCTCAATTTACTTTTGAGAGATTTACCGTCTATCGCGACCGTATCATTATGTAAAGGTATAAAGTCTAATGGACAGCGATGTCTTTTCAAAGGAACAGATAATGGATATTGTAGACATCACAAAACTCAAGGTGATAAAATTAAAGTGCGGTCACTTTCGAGTTCGAATCTACATACACACGGTCCTGAAAAAATGTTTGTCAGAGGATGTCCTGGTTGTGAAAATTCGAAGGGGCTTATAGATTTGGGCTCAGTATTTAGCAATGAGTAAAAGTGGTATTCTACTAACATCAATCAATTCATTTTATAATCAAGAAGAAAACCGAACTAAATTAATGAACATTCTAGACAAATCAAGTGGAATCTCTCTACGAAACTTGGAATGGTTCATCACAAACTATGCAAAGAAAAACAATACTTCATACACAACTAAAGATGGAAAGTATTTCACTGTTCATTGTGCTTATAAATCGAGTCTCGATGGGTATAGTAAAAAACTGTTCGATCCATTTTGTCGTTCAGAAAAATTTGCCTATGAAATTCCTGGTACATCTCACGAAATCCAAACAACTTTAGCACAGTTGAATTTCATCAAATGGTGTATTAAGAATAATATCATTGATTATATTTCTACGAACAAGGGTTCATTGTTTAGTAAGCAACTGACATAAATCCGCGATCAAATACGAATGTCTGATAACCTGTATAGTACATCTGCAGAGAGTACGTTTTAGTATTCACGTCGACTAGCGACCCCTCCCTTGTATCCAATTTCACTTCTATCGAAGTTTTTTCTGACTGTATCTGACTAAAATCCAAGTTTCCCGATGGTTCCACATTAATAGGATTCATCGAGAAGCTGTATGTATAGATATTTCTAAATGGTCTCGCAAGTCTATTTCTGAAAGGGATGAGATATTTGTAGTAACTGTGATTTGTATTTGAAACATTAGGTAGTCTATTCCCGTTGATGTAAAAACTCGCATTTTCCATGATCGGCTCAAAGAATGTCTGGACTTCATCAAAGTTTACATTCGAAGAAAAGTTAAAACGGTTTTGGGAATAATAGTTCTCGGGGTCACTTGGATCCCCTATCGCCACGTTTTCATTTTCATACAAAGTGTTTCGCAAAAACCAATGTATGCATTTGACTGGTATATTTGGAACGAGGTTTGTTCGAATGATGTCTTTACCAATTTCACTCACCGTGGTGGGGTGCTTTCTAACAAGATCTGTAATGAGTGTTTGTCTCTCATTCGCGAGGTATTTTCGTTCATCTGGATTGACAGTAATTTCTTCAGTGACAAGTTTGAATTCAGTCAGTTCTAGGAGCTGTGTTCTATCTGTAAAAAATGATTGTTTATGAAAATCTAATTCGAAGACAATTTTCTGTCTATGTATCGCACACACTGGAAAATATGGACGATTTGGTTTATTTGAAGAATATTCATCACTTGCAAATTTCCTGGAAAAGAAAAAGTGAAGAGGAATCATAAGATCTGAATCATATTGAGCAAGTGCTGGATAAAGAGTTGAGTCGTCATAGCCTATGTTTCTATTCACAAGAAATCTATTCGCAACTTTTTCAGAGATTTCAAGGTATAACTCATCGTAAATAATTCCCCAATCGTCATGAACCTTTTCAACTTCCAAGTCATCGACATACATCGTGATACTTTTGAGAATGTGTCTACCCAGTTGGTCTGCGTAGTTACCTACGGTTGGATTTCGAAGTCCGGGCATTTTTACACTCAACCACATATTACTCAAAAGATCACCCATATTTTGTGGGTTGAATTCAACCTTGATTGTCTGCCCGAATGGCCAATTTGGTACACCGGTGGGGTTGACAACATTTCGTGATCTATGGTATTTTCGAAAAGTAGAATGTACTTTATCGTCTTTATAATTAAAGAATGATTCTTCTGGGTCTTTGGAAAGAAGATGTGTATCCTGCTTTCCAATAGCCTTGAGGGAAATTTTAGCAGCCTCACCCATATCTACTTACTGCTTACATATTTTTAATATCCGTTTTCCACATCGTAATATGGCTCGTTTTCAACATCTTCTCTAGATCATCCTTCGCCTGTTTCGCTTCATCTAGAAGAGCCTTGACGCGTTCTTCTGTATACTCAACAGTCTTCGTGTTGAGGAGGTAGTCCAAGTTTCCATCAATCTTGGGGAAAATCGAAGACATCTCCGCCTCCAACTCCACCTTCTTCCTTTTGAACACGACCAACTTTCCCTCAATCACCATCGAGACAAACTTTGATTTGTGGTCACACATCTCTGCTCGCTTCTCGAGTACATCAATGAGATGTGCCTTCCGCTTCTTATAGTGTTCGAGGCGCAACTCCACAAAATCCTTCAAGATTTCCTCGGGACTCTCATACTTGTGAATACCCCTAGTAGGATGAAAGAGATGCATGTTGGAGACACGGAAAGTCTTCCTCAACTTGAGATCTTTGAGGAGATCTTTACCTGTATAGTCCATAATTTCAAAGTGGACATCTTCGGTGGTTGAGTTATTGACGAATCCTCCAATCAATTTCTTCTCCACGAGACCATCTAGATACTCTTTGTAATCCTGCGTCCAGCGACCCGGTGGTAACTCGGTCACGACGATATTCCTTCCAGACCAATTCCACACACCTTCCATCATCCAAGTATCCTCCTCTTTGTGAACAACCCCCTTGAAACCCCTAAACCAAGGTCGCATGGGAACAATTTCATCACCACTCAAAATCCGCTTAATATTGTCCTTGATATCATCTGGTTTGAATGGGGGTACATAGCAACTGAACCCCGTACCAATACCTTCAGTTCCATTCACGAGGACCATCGGGAGAGTGGGCATGTAGAAGTCAGGTTCGATTGGGCGACCATCATCATCGAGGTAGTTGAGGATGGCATCATCCTTGGGATCAAAGATCTTTCGTGCATCCTTGGTCAGCTTTGTGAAGATGTACCTCGTCTGAGACGCATCCTTTCCACCCATAAGCCTCGTTCCAAACTGACCACAAGGTTCCAAAAGGTTGATGTTGTTCGAACCTGTGTAGTCATTCGCCAACTTTACGATCGTATCCGCTAGGGAAACTTCACCGTGATGGTAAGCACTCTTTTCAGCCACAAATGCCGCCAGCTGTGCAACTTTCATCTCATCCTTGAGGTTCTTCTTGAAGCATGCGTACATCACTTTGCGCTGTGAGGGTTTGAGACCATCAGCCATATGCGCAATAGACCGCTTGAGATCCGCAAGACTGAAGTTCACCAAGTCTTTGTGTACAAAGTCGGAGATGTCCAATTGCTTCACATTTCCATATGGAACTTCAAGCTGATCGGCATCCTTCGCCGTGTTCTCTAGAAGCCAAGACTTCCTAGCATCAGCCTTCTTTTTATCAAAGGCGAGGACGATAGAGTCATCAGTCATCGTATCCACATCGAACTTTACAGTGAGGTCTTGAATCTTCTTGAAATACTCCCGCGCCTCAGAACTCGTAGAAGTACCGAGACCCTTGTAGTACTTAATCTTCCAACCCTGTTTTCCGTCACCATACCAGGTACGGAAAGCGGAGTCTGTGTAGAAGGACTTTGTTTGTGAAGCCTTCGTAGCTTTGATGATCGGGGTCACCATACTCACCACAAAGTTCAACTTGAGGAGACTGGGCCAGAAGTAATGGATCATATTGAGGATGAGACCCTTGATATGGGATCCATCATTATCTGCGTCTGTCATAATCATCAAGCGCCCGTACCTGAGTTCAGAAACACTTGTGTATTCCTTTCCTTGTTGGAGACCCAAGATCTTCTTGAGATCATTGAACTCTTGGTTCGAAGTGAGTTGCGCAACAGAAACATCACGGACATTCTTGCACTTACCTCGGAGTGGAAAGACACCATAGTGATCACGACCAACTACTGAGAGACCAGCAACAGCGAGGGTCTTCGCTGAGTCACCCTCTGTGACGATGAGGGTACACTTCCCAGATTGTGCCGTACCAGCCTTGTTCGCGTCATCCAGTTTGGGGATACCAGTGATCTTGGATTTACGCGTACCATCCGTCTTTGCAAGTTCCTTCATCTCCTTGAACTTCGAGAGTGCCAGGAGTTCATCAGCGATACCAGTCTTGAGAGCATTCTTCACAAAGTTCTTAGGAGGTTCAAACTTACTTCCAAAACTTTGAGACTTCGAAGTACATTCAGACTTTACCTGACTAGAGAAGGTTGGATTCTCTAGGGTTGCTTTCACAAAGATGTTAAATGTATTCTTAACCTGTTGAGGTCTTAACTTAATCTTCTTTGCCATTTCATCGATGATACCATTTGCGATAAGATTCGCGGCATGATCGACATGAGTGCCACCCTTATTGGTACAGAGTCCGTTTACAAATGAAACTTGTTCCATACCATTTTCAGCAGGTCCGATGCACACCGACCACCGATCACCATTGACACAAGTCACATCTTCAACACCTTCGTGCATCTTAGCATACGTTTCAAATGTTTGTTTGGTGAGAACGTCACCGTTGAACTTCACTTTACAGTTTTGAGTGGTACAGATGTTCGCATCCCAGACTCTCTTCTGGAAAATCTTATAGATGGTATCGTCCATTTTGGACATCCCAAACCTCTTCCACTCGGGAGTAAAGGTGATGGCTACAGATGACGTAGCACCTGAATGTTTTTTGATTTTTGGGGGATCACAGACAGTCATATTCTTTGACCAAGATTGGGTGTACATCTGCTTTGCCTCATGGTCCTTGATAACGATTGAAAACTCAGTGGAGTAGATGTTCGCCAACTTGGCACCGTACCCATTGCGACCACCAACGATACGCTTTTGGGTATCATCATAGTTGGTACTTGTGAGAAGGTGTCCAAAGACAAGTTCTGGGTTCCATAGACCTTCCTTCTCATGCATACGAACACCGATTCCACCGAGGGGTCCATTGTTCTCGATGGTCACCGATCCCACATCCTTGTCGATGGCAATGGAAATGGAACTGACCTGCTTGGGATGGAGAGAGTTGCGGTCGATGGCGTTGACGAGGATTTCATCGAAGATTTTCAAGAGAGCTGGGGAGTACTTGAGGTTCTTCTTGGAGAACTTGTCACCATTGAGAATCCAGTAGGGTTCTGTACCCAATTCAACTGGACCGACATAGGAGTCAGGTCTCTTGAGAACGTGTTCGATATGGGTGAGTTTTTGAACTGATTCCATACTTTCTTAGTTTTATTACAACTCAAAACTCTAACTTAGGTTCTTTTGAGACATGACATCGTTACCGATGTGATACAATTCGAGTGCGGCTTCTTCTGGGTCAATGTGAAAAAATTCACCGTTACTAGCCCTATATTCTCTAAATCTCTCATGTACTCTAGATTCCACTTGTCGAGCAATGGTCACGTTTGGATACGTTCGTGAAAAGTAAACACTAAAACGATTTGGAACCGAAGAATTCAAAACACCTAAACGTTGTTGTATATTACTAGAAAATCCAATTTTAATTTCAGGGAATGACGGGTTTGTCAATGCGTAAACGGTGGTCATAATCTTATTATAAAATAACCCTTTAACTTTCATCCTACTTAAAAATCTGGTAATTATGTATAGCATGCTCACCATTGCCTCTGTCAGGCCCCACGTAAACACTGCTCGTAGGTTTGAGAAGCGTATCAACAGAACTGTCGTCAAGTCGGCTGTGAATGTTATCGATAGGGTTTACAAGGATCGGGACTATGCTCGGTTCTATGTCCTCGAGACGGTCGCCCGTGTCCCCTACTTTTCATTCGTATCTGTTCTACACCTCTACGAAACCCTCGGTGTGTGGCGGAAGGCTGACTTCTTGGAAACCCACTTCGCACAGACAATGAATGAGTACCACCATCTTCTCATCATGGAGGATTTGGGTGGCGATGAGCGCTTCGTGGACCGATTCTTCGCACAGCACACAGCCTTTGCATACTACTGGTTAACATGCTTTTTGTATGTGGTGTCACCTAGGATGGCGTACAACCTCTCTGAACAGGTGGAGGAACATGCCTATCACACCTACGACGAATTTCTCAAACAGAATGGGGCGAGCCTCTCCCTCGAGCATCCACCCGCCGTAGCTTCAAACTACTACGGTAATGTCAATAACTTATATGATGTTTTTACCCAGGTTCGAAACGATGAAGGTGACCACGTGAAGACGATGCAGGACTGTCAAAACTTTCTTGAGGTAAAGTAAGAAGCGAGATGTATTTTTACTTGCTCATGGCCATCGTGGTTCTCATACTTGTCATGCAGAACCGATCAAGGGGTACCAAAAGTTCTATCGAGAAAATGGTCAAACAGGCGGCACAATATGCCATCACGGCCCAACAGGATTCATCACCAGTATTGTCTGTTCGTCACGCGAACTACGCCGTCGGTCATCTTCACGCTCTGGGTAACATCGCCACGGACACACAGATTCATAATGCGACTGGGATAGATGTCAAAAAGTTTAAAGAGCATATCATGAATGTTCAAGAGATGGTCACGAAGAAGACTGTCGATAAGTTCCCGGATTTTGAAGGACATGTCGACATGTACCTCTCTGAAATTGCATGAAAAACCTAAGTGAAGTTTGGCATTCAAAAAAATCAAGAAAACAAAATGGAAGTCATCCGCGATACCATGTGGCAACGCTGCCTCGCTGATGCGGCTAAGATGTACCGCATCAGCGAACCAGATGAGAAGTGTGTTCAACTCGCAAACGCGACTTGGATTATGAAGAAAAAGTATCTCGAGCATGAGAAGAAGAAAGACTCTA